TGGTCAATAAGGTCAACCCAAGGAAAGAGTTCTTCCGCCTCAACCTTGCCTTGATTCGACAAGAGCTGGAGTCCTTGGGCGTCGAAGCTCACTGGACGATGACCGCCGACGCTCACGAATATCGTGAGACTTTGAAGATCGATCAGCAAATTCTGGAGAACCCACAGGTTGAACAAGAATGGACACGGCACCAACTCGATTTCGCGCCATCGAGCGATACGGAAGACATTTATGACTAGCCATTCGATAGATCGGGCAGCCGGGGCACACCACCGACCCCGGTTGGCCTGAAAAACCAACCCGCTTCGGCGGGTTTTATTTTGCCCAAAAATTTAGCCATAGGCTATTGACACGCCGTTAGCCAATGGCTAAAGTGCCACCCACCTAGTACCCGCCAGCCGGCGGTGTGGAAAAACACCGGCAGTCAGGGCGGGTTGCATCCTTTACGAAAGCCTCCCAGCCTGTGACCTGACCGCCTGATCCCCGTCACGGATCACGCCGGCCCACTCAAGGCATGAGCTGATGCATGCGCGCTGTAGGGCTTCCGGGGGTCGCGGCACCGGAACAGATAAACAACCATGGAGCGAACCATGCGCACATACACCGTCAAGACACGCACCACCACCGGCGCACAGACCCTGTGCGTCATCGCCACCGACAGCATCGCCGCCGGACTGATGGCGCTGGATGCCCTGGCCATCGCCGGCCCGGTCAGCGTCTTTGTCTTGCCGAGGGCGCGGCGGTGCGCCGAAGAAGAGGTGACGTCATGAGCTTCCTGCAGCGCGTGCGCCGCGCCTGGATCGCCTTCCGGCTCGACGATCTGGAGCGCAAGCGCGCCAGCGCCAGCCGCGCCATCAGCCGCCTGATCCAAAAAGAACTGCAGATGAGGACACATCATGTCAAATGAAACGCCGGCGCGCCGCCGCCGCCGCCCCTGGACAGCCGAAGAGGAAGCCCGCCTCATCGCGGCCTACCCTGACCAGCCCACCTGGCAGGTAGCCGAGATGTTCGGTCGCACCCTGCACCAGATATACCACAAGGCCGACACCCTCGGTCTCAAGAAAAGCCCAGCCTTCTTCGACTCCCAGCGCTCCGGCCGCCTGCGCCCAGGCGCCAAGATCGGTGGCATCGAAACGCGCTTCAAGCCAGGCCACACCACCTGGAACAAGGGCATGAAAGGTCTGCACATCGGTGGCATCGAAACGCGCTTCAAGCCGGGAAACAGAACCGGAAAGGCACGGGATGCATACCAACCGATAGGCACCGAGCGCAGCAGCAAGGATGGCTACCTACAGCGCAAGATCAACGACGACCTGCCACTTCAAGCCCGCTGGCGCGCCGTCCATCTGCTCATGTGGGAAGAAGTCCACGGCCCCATCCCGCCCAATCACGCCGTCATCTTCAAGGATGGCGACAAGCAGAACATCGCCCTCGACAACCTCGAATGCATCTCCCGCGCCGAGCTGATGAGACGCAACAGCTACCACCGCTACGGCGAGGAAATCGCCCGCCTGGTGCAGCTCAAGGGCGCAATCACAAGACAGATCAACCAACGGAGCAAAGCATGAGTCACGACACCATCACCGACCTGCGCGAGATCCTCTTCGACACCTTGCGTAAAGTCAAAACCGGCGCACTCGACGTCGATCGCGCCAAAGCCATCAACGAAACCGCTCAAGTCATCATCAACACCGCCAAGGTCGAAATCGACCACATGCGCGCCGTCGGCTACCCCACCAAGGGCAGCGCCTTCATCGAAAGCGAATCAGACGCCGACGCCCTGCCGCCACCCGGCGAATCGCGCACCACCATCCTGCCCAACGGCAGCAAGAAAACCGTCAGCACCCACCCCAGCGGCGCCATCATTACGCGCCACGTCGCCGCCTGAACCGAGGCATACCATGACACCAACAATCTGGACACGGGCTGAGCTCGACATCCTCATCAAGATGTGGCCCGAGCACTCATCAAATGAGGTGATTACCGAGCTGAACAAACTAAAACTTCCGAGCAGGAAGAGCAAGCGGCAGGTGAAGATCAAGGCATACAACCTTGGGCTGAAACACACCCCAGCCACCAGCAAGCGCATAAAGCGCGAAACCATCCTGGCGCACGGCGTGAATAAGCTCGGCGGTCAGGCGTACAAGGAAAGCGTCGCGGCACGCAAGGCAGGCCGTCCAAAAGACGCCTGGCTCACCGCTGCGCCGGTCAAGAACACGATCACACGCGAACGCATAGCGCGTGGAGTGATTGTCACCACCCACCGCCTAGGGGGTTGACATGACGACCACCCACCTATCCCAGATCGGCCTGGCACTCATCGTGCTCGAAGGCCAGTTGCAGCAAGAGCGCCAGAACGAACGCCGCTGGGCCGCTCGTGAGCGCGAAGCCCGTGAGCATCGCAACGCAGCCAGGCGAGCGATTGAGCGGCATTTCAACAGCATCCAGGAGCTGAGGGACAGGATATGAACCGCGCCCAAGCCAGCATCCTGCTCGACCATCTCCCGCTCCTGCGGCACTTCGCGGACGGCGGCGAGATCGGCCACCGGATGCATAGCCACGACGGCCAGCAGGTCGCCATCTACCCCACGAAAACCATCCTGCTGAGTTGCATCGAAAGCGGCGGCATCACCAACTACTGCCGCGTCAAACCACGCTACCGCTACAACCGGAATCTTGATCGCTGGGAACTGGCCCCCCGGAACTACCCCGAGCAGATCAAGGAAACCGAAGTCATTAACCCGTAACACCACCAACGAAGAAAGGAACAACATGAACGAAATCGAACAAGAAATTCAAGCCAAAGGCCTGACCGCACCACGCGTCACACCGGCTGACATCGAAGCCGAGATTGTCAGTGAGCATTACTTCACAGCCCGCGATGGCCGACGCGGTGCTATTGCCGACGGGACTTATTCCGGGCGAGAACAGCCTGAATTTGGTGAAGCCGATCTCGCCAGTCTTGACCTTCTGACCTTCTGCGTCCTGGTACTGCGCAACGGCTTCACCATCACCGGCGAAAGCGCCTGCGTCAGCCAGGAAAACTTTGATGCCGAAATCGGCCGCAAGATCGCCCGCGCCAACGCTATCGAAAAAATCTGGCCGCTGCTGGGCTTCCGCCTGGCCGACCGTCTCAACCAAATCTGAAAGGAGCCACCATGGCCAAGCCCATCAACGAAAACTTGCGCGACGTGCGCATTGAAACCGAAGCCGGCGACCTGATCCCGCTGCTCGATCATGCCGGCGAGCAATTCGCCGAGCTAATCCGCGCCATTGTCAGCACCGACAAGGCCGGCTCACTGACCCTCAAGGTCGATGTGAAGCCCAGCACCGCCGGCGCACTGGCCGTCAAAGCCACCGTCAGCATCAAGAAGCCCAAAGGCTTGCCGCCCGGGTCCCTGCTCTGGGCCTCGCCCGAAGGCAACCTGCTGGCCGACGACCCGCGCCAGACCAAGCTGGAACTCAAACCCGTGGCCGCCGAACCGGCCCGCGAACTCAAGACCATCACCGCTTAATTGAAAGGCACTCACATCATGGCAAACACCGACTCCGTCACCCCGTCCGCCAGCACCGAAGCGCAGGCCATCGCCAACATCGCCGCCACCCTGGGCGGCGCACGGCAAGCCGACAGCGACTCGGCACCCTACGCCATCATCCCAGCAGGCTACACGCTGGAGGATTTGGAACACACGCTGCAGCTTCCCATCCGCAAGCGCGGCTGCATCATCACCACCGACACAGCCAGCTTTATCGAATACACCAAACTACACGGCAGTCTGACCGACTGCACGATTTACGCCAACGTGCATCACGAGGACAGCAGCTGCGGGCTGGTCGCCGTGATCAATGACCATGGTGGCGACGATACGGCCGCAAACTGGCGTGACCACCGCTGCATCTTCGCGCCGGCCCTGTCCGTTGAGTGGAAGCGCTGGACGCATAAAGACGGCTCCAAGATGTCTCAGGCCGACTTCGCCGCCTGGCTGGAAGACAACCTGGCCGACGTCTGCTCAGTCGATGGCAGCCCGACCGGTGCCGACATCCTCGCCATGGCGCAAGCCTTCGAGGTTTGACGCACAACGATCAAGGTAAGCCGAGAGCGGAAGCGGGCGAAGCCCGCTGTAGCGAATCGGCTTGACCGCCTTGTTGGGCGGTTTTCGACAGGAGAACGAAATGGATTTGCTACTGCACAACCTGCGCACCGGCGGGACACGGCACGACGACTGGAGCGTGGCCAGAGAGGCGGCAGACGAGATTGAACGGTTGCGCGATGCACTGAGAATCGCCAGTGCCGCCATGGGCGACCTGCTGCGCACCGGAAAAGAGGCAGCAGAAGTGCTGCGCACCGAAGCGGATGCTCTGCGCTATTGCTCGACCGTGGACGGAACATGGGACGGAACAGAACCGGAAGCACAAGAGGAGTACGAGCGGTTCATGGCTTTGGCTGATCGGCTAACGCCGCCGATGTTGCCGCCCAACGCATAGCTAAGGGGCCGCGCGGCTTTTCGCGCGGTCCCGCTTGAGCGACGGGTTCGACGGCGACCATACGGCAAAACATATGATACGGAGAAGCATACGATGCAGACCGAACAAGCGGTGAAGATGGCGGCAAGGCTCTACGAGTGCCGCGACACGGCAAAGCGGGTTTTCGGCGAAAGCTACCACAAGCGGATGGAAGCCTACGGACAGGTTGTGAAGTCGGCCGCCAATGCGCTGAGGTGCAGCGACATTGCGGCAGCGACGACGCTGGCGAACAAGGCCGGCGGCGGAATGGCTGCGATTTGCTACTTGGCCGCCGTGGTCGAGATGACCGAGCCGTCGAACGCCTAGCTAACCGGCGGGCGCTGCTTTTGCGCCCGTCCGCGTTGAGCGTGGAGTTAGAAGGCAGACGGTAGCAACGGAGAGAACATGGAAAAAGTGACGATTGGAAACGCTGATTTGTACCTGGGCGATTGCCGCGCTGTGCTGCCGCTGCTGCCGGCCTGCGACCTGATTTTGACCGACCCGCCATACGGCATTGGCGCCTGCGCTGGGGTTGGCAAATATGGGCGCCAGAAGGTTTCCGGCAGCGACCCAACATGGGACAACGAAACGCCGCCGCAATGGCTGCCGCTCTTGTTGCTGGAGAAGAGCAAGCACCAGATCATTTTCGGCGGAAACTACTTCGTGCTGCCGCCGAGCCGCAACTATCTGGTGTGGGACAAGGGCGCCGGCTTCAAAAACCGCGACTTCGCTGAGTGTGAATTTGCCTGGTGCTCTTGGGACGGCACCGCGAAGGTTTTGACCCGCGACCCGCTGTCAAACCGCGACTACACGGACAAGGAGCACCCGACGCAAAATCCGGTGAAGGTGATTGAGTGGGCGCTAGGTCTTGCGCCAGAAAGCGCCACGGTTTGCGACCCGTTCATGGGTAGTGGAACCACCGGAATTGCCTGCGCGAACATGGGCCGGCGCTTTGTTGGCGTGGAGCGCGAGCGCAAATACTTTGATGTGGCTTGCGAGCGGCTGGAGCGAGCGCGGGCGCAGGGCGCATTGTTCGGCCCCGGCGACGACTACGACGCAGTGGAACGCGAGCAACTGCGGTTGAGCATGGAGTGATGATGCCTTCTAACGCGCAGTAGACACCAATACAGGCGTATACACATGAACAAACACCGAGTCACCCGCCGCCAGGCGCAAGCCTTCCTCGCCCCAATGCGCCGCGCGATTGCCGAGATGCGTTCCGGTGAAGCCGACAGCATCCAAGGCTACGCTGTCACCCGCCTGCCAACGCACGCGGCCTATGCGCGGCTGGACTACTGCCTGGCTGGCACCCGTGCCTTCATGGAGCGCCTGGCCCCGCACATTGACTACGCGCCGCTGGAGCGTCTGGAGAAGAAACTCGCCCACGGCACACCGCTGACCATGGCAGAGCTGGACGCCTGTACAGCCGTACTGCGACGTGTCGAGGACGCGCTGACAGGCGCGGATCGGCGGACAGTGCAAAGCGTGCTGCTGACCACGCAGATCGGGATTGAGCTTGAGGCGCTACAGGAGCACGCCGCATGAAAACCATCACCACAGCCATTACGGTACTACCCAACGGCCATGTCTCGGACATGGCGACCACCATATCAGTGGACGACGAAGGCGCAGGCCCGTTCGTGATCGTGCAGCAAGTTGGCAGAGACGGTGCCGGAGCTGGCAAGGTCGGCATCAGCACTGAAGAATGGCCGCACATTTGCGCTGCCATCGAGCAGATATTCGAGTCTTGCAGGAGTCTTGGCGATGCCGGTTGAAAAATGGACGCAAGAAGAATTTGAGGGACAGATCGCGGAGATGATTGCCGCTACATATCACATGCCCGTCGCCAGAAAATACACCACGATGCGCAACATTGCAGGGCGAATCTCGCCCGGAATCATCGAAGGAATGCGCCAGACTGGCCCACATATGCCGGGTAAGGACAGGGTTGTATTGCCGCATTCGTTCGGATTTGACATTGTCAACGACACGCTGCCAGATCGCGCCTGCATTTCAATCCCCGGAGCCGATGGTTTTGGCCGGCAGATCGCCTATCTGCGGCGCGTAGATCACCACATGACACGTCACGATCTACAAGCCATCAACGTCGGTGCAATGCCTGGCGACATGCCATGGTTCCGTGTTACCTACCTGTCGGCAACCAAGCGTCGGCTGCATGGCGCAACAATCTGGTGCTGGATCGACTTAAACGGCAGGGTGCGCCTATCCAGAATGCCTGGGCTTGACCCAGCCATAGACAATGTTGATGCGGCGCTCGATATGATTTGCACAGCATTACAAGCTCAAGCCGACCGCCGATTCTGCTGGGAAATCGCCGCAGATGAAGGGTATGGCAAAGCATCGCTCGGATGCACCGCCGATGAAGTCAAAAGCCTGCTCTACGCCAGGCAGTTGCCGATGACGGCCACCGGGCGCAAACGGCCGATCCTGCATCTGGTGGCAGCGCACCGCCGCCGCCTGAAAGAAGGCATCGACATCGACATCAATCAGTTTCTACGTGGTGTGGATGAAGTGACGATGGACGGCACGCGGTTCAAGGTGAGCGCACCGGAGAATTTAGAGACGCGCTCATAGAGCTTGCGCAACACTCCAGGATGAAGGAATGCAATAGATGAAAACCATCACTACAGCCGTCACAGTCCTCCCAGCAGGCCATGACCTCCTGTCTGAGATGGCGACCACCATATCAATCGAGGACGAAGGCGCCGGCGCGTTTGTGGCTATTGAGCAGCATATCGGGCTACGCCCCAGCAAGGTAGCCATAACCATCGAGGAATGGCCAGCCATCCGCGCCGCCATCGAACAGATGTTTGAGTCCTGCAGGAGCCTTGGCGATGCCAGTTGAAAACCACCCCGTCCATGCGCACGGCCAGCGCCCCGCAGGCCATCGCGCCGGCTGCTGGAACAAGCCGCGCATCCTGCCGCCGGACAGGATCGTCGATGATGCAATCATGTTGCCAGACCGCGTGATACGCGGCCATACCGTGATACCGCACGACATGAGCTATCTCTGCCGCCAGATACACCCGCTGCCGGAATGCGAGGGCTGCACGGCAGAGAAGGACATGGACTACATCGAGAAAATGAAGGAAGTGGAATGACCGACCAAACACCCGAACAGTGTATCGATGCAAACATCGACAAGATGCTTCGCGCAGCAGGATCGGCCTTCAGGCACTACACGCTGCCGGCCGCGATTGAAGGCATGCGCAAAGCCATGGATGAAGTGATGGCCGAGTCGTACCGGCGCGGCATCAATGATTGCTACGATCAATTGAAACGCGAGGGGAAGCTGAAATGAACATCCCACCCACCCATGACGACATCGCACTGCACCTGCGCGCCCTGTCCGCTGACATGATCCGCGTAGGTGCTGCCATGGAGTACCTGGGCGGCTTCGGCCCCATGGCAGAGCGCGGCATTGAGCTTGTAGGCGCTGGCCGCATCGCGCTCGAATGGGCAGAACACATCGAAGGGAACACCCACCATGGATGACATCGACCGCGCCCAAATGCGCGCCCTCAACGACACAGCAGCCGCCATCGCCCAGGCTGCGCGTGACATTCCGCCGGGCGACCCCGGCGAATGCGACCTCTGCGGCGAATGGTCAGGCCGCCTCATCGGTGGCGTCTGCGCGCCATGCCGTGACCGTCACGGCTTGCCGTGAGCTTGCCGCAGCCCCTCATACCAGTTCTGGATGTGCAGCACCTGTGCCGCGTCCAGAACTGCGTTGTTCACTCGCTGCTCGCACTGCTCGACGGTGAGTGTCACGGCCTCATCGACGGCGGAACCAAGTCCGCGTTCAACGGCGGCTGGTTCAAGCTCTCGGGCATGGGCGGGAGTGGGGGACACTTTGCCGACACCAGGACAGGCTGGCTGCTGCACCCGAATTGCGCTAGTGCCAGCAGCATGCAGGCGAGCCACCGATGCAAAGGCATCATCAGCCCGCGCTGCCGCTGCTGCGTACCTGCTGGCGAGCTGCTCATTTTCAAGCGACTGCTTTGCAAGCTCAGTGCGCAATTCTGACAGCCGCGCCTCCCCACTGGATTTGCCATAGTCGTACCCTCCGTAAAAGACGCTGGCCAGCGCAGCCGCGCCGATGATGTACCGGATCATGGCTTGCCCCCAAGGTGTATGTCGTCCTGCGTGGCAAAGCCAAAATACGCCGCCATCACCGCGCCGCAGAAGGTGTAGAAGGGCATGGCCATGGCCCCGAGCTGGTCTGACTCTGTGCCCAGGATCAACAGCGGGTAGGTGAGCGCGGCGATGAGCGTGGCCCAGGCCATCTTCCGGCGGTTCTTCCAGCGGTCGCGTGGCGTGTCCATCAGGCGATCATTAGATCAGCAATGCGACGCGCCCAGCCACGCCCGAAGGTTTGCCATGCCGGCAGGTTCGTCATGAATAGCAGGCGCTGGGCCAGCATCGCACTGCGCAGCTTGCCAGCATCAAAAGCCTGAACCGCCGCCATCGTCTTAGGGCCGATCACGCCGTCAGCCGCAACGCCGATAGCGCGCTGTAGCCACTTTGTAGCCTGCACAGGGCCAGAATTGACGGCGGCGTCAAACAGCGGGTATCGAATTTCGACCGGCATGTCGTCAGCGCGAATCCTTGACCAGTAATCACGCCGATACAGCTCCTTGGCGCGCTCAAGCGTGATGTTTTTGATGTCCTCATCCGGGTAGGTATTGGCCGCGATGCCGTACTTCGTGCCATTGAGCTGCCCCGCGCCCACGCGCCCACCTGTCGAGTTGCCTGGGTCTTTAGGGTTGTCGGTGTAGCCGCCTTCATGGCCGATCAAGCGCTCGAAACATGCGTCGAATGTGCTCATGGTTTTCTCGCTTTCGGATTTACCCACACCAGGCGCAGGTGCGTTTCACGCTGCCGGGAAAAACCACACCACCACCAGCCATGCCACCACGGCCACCACGGCCAGAACAGCGGCCACCTCTCTGTCTTTGTCGTCGGGGAACATGGCTCGCTCATTTGTCGTCGGCCCACCGATGCTCGTAGGCCGGCGCGTCCTTCAGCATCCAGCGATGCAGGTAGGTTTCAAGCTGGAACAGGGCGCGGCTGCCCATGTGCCCACTCACGCCCACGGCGGCCGCCGTGATGAGCTGATCGAAGGCGGCCGCTTCGCACAGCCAAAACGTGATAAGGCCGGCAAAAGCCGCCGTGGCAATCTCGCCCACCAGTTCAACCACATTGATGTAACGCGAGCGCCCGGAGCGCACCTTGCGGATGAAGCTGACCGCGCCACCCCAGGCCGCCAGGCCGCAGACCCAGGCATAGGTCAGGATGCTGTATGTGGTCGGGTCTTTTTCAGGCACTTTTTCATCTCCTGTCGGTAAGCATTTTCACAATGGTTTTTGTCACCCGCAGCAGCCGCCGCCCCGTCGATGACCAGCCGCAGCCACTTATACGGTTGCCGCTCCCGCTCTGCCCAGCACCGCGCCGAGATCGTCCAGTCCTCATCACCTCCCGCCGTGGCGTTGGCGGTCTGGTCGAAGCCCACGGCGATGCGCCAGGCACGGCGCGAGGTCGGCTTGAGGATGCCAGCGGCCAGCCAGATCAGGCTAACGACGGCGGCGATGAGACACAGCAGCCAGATGACGAGAAATTTAAGTCGGCTCGCCATCGCCATCGCCGCCTTCAGCATGTTCTTCAATATCCAGAATCGCGTCTGCACGGCCAGCGGCCAGCAGGCTGGCATCTTCCAGCATACGGACGCCGGAAATGGTGGCTGGGTCATCCAGGTCGATGTACTCAGCAGCCGCCAAGTCGGCAAGATAAGCGCGCAGCATGGCCGCCCGCATACGCTGCTCTGTAATGGCCGCCGGGTCGTCCAGTGCGGCCATTTCCAGCGTGGCCCTTTCCATGGGCGTGAAGCGATTGCGGAACTGCAGGCGGGTCAGTTGTCGGGAAGATGGTAGTGTCAGCTGGCCGTCGATCACGCGGTAATCGCTCATCCGCGTCAAATCAAACTCGGGCGGCGCGGTGATGTAAGGGTCGGGTCCTGTGTAGGCGTCGGTAGCGGTGGCCACGATGTGGCCGTCTTGAATGATGAGCTTCATGAATACACCTTTTCTGCGGTGAAAGAATGGGAGTGGTCCAGTAAGCGGGCTGCTTTTGTGATGCGGGCTTGCTGGCGGTAATTGCTGCCGTGGCGCAGCAGGCCGAGATAGCTGTTCAGGGTGTCGCGGCGCTTCCCCCTGTCCTTGATACCCGCAGCCTTATGAATGGCCGTGGGTGTCAGCCTCTTGCGCGCAACCATGTGGTGAGGTTTGATGACATGTCCGACAAAATCCACGCCCCGGTCGATGGGCTGGATGATGGTTTTTGACGGGTTCAGCTTCAGCCCCAGCCGGTCGAGTGAAAACCGCTCAATGCGTCGCAGCGCCGCCGAAAGCATGCGCGGATTGCGATGCAGCAGGATGAAATCATCCACATACCGCACGTAGCCAGCTGGGCGCAGCATGTGCAGGACGAACTGATCCAGGTCATCCAGAAAGACATTGGCAAAAAACTGACTGGAGAGGTTGCCGATCGGCAGGCCGTGGTGAGCATCCTGGACGAACAGGCTTTTGTGTGGAGGTACCTGCGCCATAACTTCCGGGGACGAGCGCACAACGGCACTCTGGCGCGGGTCGTGATGCAACACCTGCCGGGTCAGCGCCAACCACCACGGCGCATGGATGTGTGCGGCCAGCTGCACATCAAGAATGCGTCTGTCGATGCTGTTGAAGAAGTTGGCGAAGTCGCACTTCAGGTAGTACGCAGGCACCGTCCAGTTTTCTGTCACGCGCCGAATCTTGGACTCCAAACGCTTCACCCCGTAAAGCGTGCCGCGCCCAGGCAGGCAGGCGCATGAATCATCGGCAAAGCGGCGGATGAAGCGCGGCGCGATATGCCGATACAAAAGATGATGCACCACGCGATCACGGAAGCCCGCCGCCCACACCTCACGCGGCTTCGGGTTCAACACCACAAAGCAAGTGCTCGGCCCAATCGCGTAAGAGCCATCGACAAGATCGCGGTGCAGGCTGCGTATGTTGTCAGACAGCCGCTCCTCAAACGCGATGGCGGCCAATGTGATGCGCTTGCGCTTTCTACAGTCTTGCCAGGCTTCAAGAACGTCCTGGATGGAAATTGGGGAATCAGTATGCATGTTCGATTTGCGGACGACCCGCGCCCGATAGGCGTTGTTCTTGTTGTTGTTGGACACGGAGCCGTTGGAGAAATTGACGTTCCAGGCGTTGTTCGTGTTGCTCGGGTGCTGGTGATTCTTGCGATCTACATCGCCGCATCGGTTGCCCGTTGCGGAAACTGCGCCAGACCGGCGCGCCAAATGGCGTGCGGTTTCTGTGGGTGCGCGGTGGCGGTGGGCTGCGGCAAACATCGGCAGATGCGCAGCCTCCCAGCGGCAAGACCAGATCAAACTTACTGTCGGGGCGGCCATGACCGTCACGCTCCAGAAGCACGCTGATTTCCCGCCGATCTCCGCCAACCCCCAGCCTGCTTACCGATGGCCTCGGTCAGCGGCAGAGTCTTGGCGAATTGGGCGAGACTGATGAGCCGAAGGTCGCTCATGAGCTGCAACAGCAGCTGCACGACCTCCAGCCGTTCGAGAAACCGGGTGATATGTGGCGCCTTCTCCTTCGCCGCAGATGCCCGGTACACATCCACTATCATCGCAGCGCACTCGTCTTTCACCTGGACGCCCAGCGTCAGTCGGTAATCCTTCGGAATGGCGCGCGTAATCTCAGCCACGAGCTTGAGCAGCTCGTAGGTGTCTTTGTAAATTGGTAGGTTGCGATGAGCAGACATGATTTGATTTCTCCCTGCGCGCCTTCGGCGCGCAGGGTAAAGATTAAAAATTAAAGACTGACTCTGCGGACGACCCGCGCCCGATAGGCGGCGTTCTTGCCGTTGTAGGACACGGAGCCGCTGGAGAAATTGACGTACCAGGCGTTGTTCGTGTTGCTCGGGTGCTGGGTGGCCGACCAGTAGTTCGCGCTTTCAAACGCCTCCGGGCCGCCAGGCTGAAATAGCGGGTTGCTCGTCACGCCCGAGCGCAGCTTCGCGGCGATCACGGAAATCGGATTCTTGGCGGGCGGTGCCCAATCAGTCTTGCCATTGATCGTCAGCCCGCGCGCCCACTGGAACAACGGATGTGTGGCGTTGTTCTGCGCGTTGGCGTTGGCCAGGCCGTCATCATCATCGCCTGTGTTGGCCGAAGCGTCGTTCGATGTCTTCCACCGCACGGTGCCGGCGTGCTCACCGAGGGCTTTTGGAGCGATGATGATGGCGAAATTGTTTGCCCCTACAGTGTTGATGCCGCCGAAGTACCCTTCGCGCACAGGGACGCCCCAGACTGGGGATGCAGCTCCGTGGGCCGTATCGGACGCTGTGACAAAAGACGGGGCGAGTAGCATCAGCTCTATATCTAACGAGGCACCTGAATCAATAACGACCTTGGTACCAGTTCGACTAGCGCTCAATGCCGCCTCAGCAGCGGGCACGCTGGTGGCAATTGACGGGTCAAATCCCGCAATTGCCAATAAGAGCCTCCAATGCGATAGCGCGTCGCTCCTAAACGATGCCGCCGCAGCCTGTGCTGTAGGAACATCCGTAGCTATTGCAGGGTCAACACCCATAACAGCCAATGCGAACTTCCAATGCGTCAGCGCGTCAGCTTGAATCGCCGCCAGCGCACGCGGCGCGCGGCGGATTTCAGCCTGTGCTACTTCATTGCGTACCAGCGCATCCACCGACGCGCCGGACGCCAGCAGGATTGCGGCAAATGCGTTGTCCGACAGGGCTAACCGGCGTGCTTGGCCACGGGAGCCGAGCAGCACGCCCATTTCAGTGGCCCGTGTGGGGTCGGTGCTGACCAGCGATGCGAGATCACCCCCAGTTAGTGTCCCGGCTTCGAGCGCGTTAATCAAACGCATGGCGCGTACTATCGACATATCAAACCTCCTTCTTCAAAACGGTGATGCGCCACGACGCCGGTATGGTGCTGGCGGTCGAGGCGGACGGGTTGTTCAGATAGACCGTCACGGTGTCGGCGGCGCTGACACGCGCCAGCACGCTCAATCGGGCATCGAGCGCGGCCAAGGGGGTGGCGATCACCGTGTCCGTGGTGGCTGCGCCGGTGATGGTGGCGGTAAAGGTGGCCTGGGACACGGTTGAGACAGTCGTGATCGCGCAGGCGGCTGTAACCGACATAGCTTTGTGTGTGCAGCGCTGCTCCAGATCGGTGGTGCGCTGCTCCAGATCGGTGGTGCGCTGCTCCAGATCGGTGGTGCGCTGCTCCAGATCAAGTGCGCTGTCTGTGGTATCCACCAAAATCTGCGCATCAAACTCATCCCACGCCTGGAGCAGTGCTGCGTCCGGCAATTCGAGCTCCCAGCAGCCCCCGGCGGCGGCAAAGCATGTCTCGTCGTCATCTGGCTCGGTGCTACTGGCGACAAAAATGAACAGCCCCAGATCGCCGACCATGCGCCGATCACCATCGCCGCCCCGCAGGCGCAAATCGCCACGATTGTCATAGGCGAGACGGGTGATTTTGCCTGCTGTCGAATCCACCCAGTCCGCACTCACCCCCGGCTCCGAGACGGTGACATCCATCAGGTCATCGAGCAGCAGCCAGAAGGCTCCCGCATGGAACACAGTGGCTGGCATCGCCAGCGAGCCTGTCAAATCGCCCCAGGCCCCTTTGAAATTCGCAGTGGCATTCACCGTGCTGGCAATCGACGCCGCGCTGGAGGCACTCGACTGCGCATCCGCAGCATATTCCTTCGCACTGAACTCACCGCCCGCTACAGCCCCACCTGTCTTGGTCGCCCAGTCTTTCGCCGAACCCGTTGGTGTTGTACCGGAGGCGTGCTCTTTGGCTGAATACTCGCCATCGACGATGGTTGCACTCGTCGCCCACTCTTTAGCCGAGCCGCCCGCAGGGGAGCCGCCGCCCGTGCCACCAATCGCCCATGACTTTGCCGAGTTGTCCGCGCCAGACACGAAATCGTCAGTTTTCTTGGCCCAGTCGACAGCCTCATCGCGGGCCGCTTCCGCGTCCAGCATGTCCTGATTTACATCGGACGCCGTTGCATTCGCCTGGGACGAGAAGTCGTTCAGATCGGCCACCAGGGCAAACGCCTTGGTATCGAAAGTGGCCGCGTCGTCCGTCGGTAGCGGCGGGTCAAATACAACGTTAATAGCCATCAGGTAAGCTCCTCTATCTGTATCTCGGCGTCGGCATAGGTCGGGTAGCTGATGAGCACCTCGAACCCCTTGTAAAACCCATAGAGCTGCAATGCCTCGTAATGTGTGGACAGCATCCAGAGCACCGGGCGAGCGCGGTGACGGGCCATTTCGCGCATGAATGCATCCACTTCGTGTGATTCCATGAGCATGGACACCGAGGCGCGCGTGGAATAGGGCCGCTCAACCACCACCACGTCACCCCACTCATTCGGCGCTTTCTTGCTGTAGTCGGTGATGCCAAGGCGCGCGCCAAACTGCACCCCCAGTGTGAATTGGCGCGATATGCCCAGCAGGATCACGCCGCAGGCGAGCGCATCGCCGCCGGTCAAGGTGATTTCAATGTCGGCGGCCGGGAAGGTTGGCAACGCCAGCTCGATATGGCGCGTGGCGGCAGCGCGCGGGCCGAACAGCCACTGCCACCAACCAGGTGATAACGGCACCGGGGCCATGGCTATGGTCTTGTCGAAGACGACGCCATGGGTCGCGTCGGTCATCTTGATCTGCAGGCTGGTGGCGCCTGTGACGTTCAGCACGCCGATGGCATTTATTGCTTTGCCGGGCTTCAGCTTGTAGTACAGCGTGCGCGGCGGCCCGGCCGCGTCCGCAACCGTCTGCGTGCTGACTGACTCTTCAAATACCTTCCAGGCGTTTGTCGCACCGACCCTGATCCACTTGTCGGGACTGCTGGCAGGCTGATTGCCGGTGTTCGCGTTCGCCAACGATTCATACACCGAATGGCTGGCAACAACGATGACCCTATCTCCGTCGGCATAGGTCGCGCCCATGTCAAAGGCCGGGTAGTCGGTTTCCGCGACGTTGCACGCCAGCAGCATGGCGTCGGTGACGTCGATGGGAACGACGATCGAGATGGGTTGAGTGCCGGCCATTACGCCATTGCCCTTTCTTCAGGAATCCCGTCGCCGTCCCAGCGTTCCAGCAGGCGTGCGATGCGCGTCTGCAGGGCCACCAGGGCGCGAGCCTGGGCGCGGTTTTCTTCGCGCAGCTGTTTGAGTTCTTCGGCCAGGCGGCCATCGCCAGCGCCGCGTCCGCGCAGCAGATCGGCGGTCTGTGTATGGCTGTAGTAGCGCGCCGGCCCGGTCACTTCCAGCTCGGGGCCGCGCTCGCCCACCAGGCGCAGGCCGCCTGAGTGATACCCGCCCTTGGCGTAGCCGCGCACGTAGCGCACGGATGCTTCAAACGCCTTGAACACCTCTCCCATAAGCTCGCCACTGGCGAGACGGCCGACCCAGTAGCGGAAGCCCTCGTCGTCCATCGGCAGGCTCATGGAGGCGTACCAGGACTTGACGGCAGCTTCGTTGGCCGTGCTGCGCGCCAGCAAGGCTTCGAACTCGGCAGCGGCCTGGCTGGCGGCACTTTGCTGCGATGATTGCTGCGTGGTTTGCTGCACGCTGGGCTGGGCGGCCTGAGGGGCGGGCGGCGCTTGCTGCTGCGTAACATAAGCCGCCGACTTCTCGAAAGCGTCCGCTACACGAGCCAAGTCCTCCCCAGTGTTCAGGCGGCTGACCCAATATTGAAACCCTTCAGCATCAGGCGCTTTGCCGATGCTGGCATACATCTTTTTGACTGCGTTTTCGTTCTGGATCACAAAGGCGGCTGACTTTTGAAACTCGCCAAGCACGCCTTCAAACGACTTTCCGGAATCGAGCTGGGCCTGCCAGTACGCCAACCCCTCAGCGTCCGGGGTGCGCCCCATGGCCGCGTACAACTCGGCAACGCCTTGCTGCTGGGCCTGTTGTTTCGTTTGTTGCGCTGCGCTCTGCCAGTTGGCGATAGCGGACTGCAAGTTTGTGACAGCATCCGCCACGCTGAGCACGGATGTATCAATGCCGCGCAGCACATCGACTTGCTCACGTGCCAGACGTGCCTGCTCATCCAGCGCAGTCAGCTGCGCATTAGCCGCATCCAGCTGCCGCTGCGCCGTGCTGATGAAATCGTCGTTGATCTTGAAATCAACATCAGAGAGTTTGTTGGCGGTGCGTATCTGGAGGGCGCGCTGCTCTACGGCGCTTTGCGCCTGCTCGCTGCCCATGGCCACCAGCTCTTGTGAGAGTCCGGCGAGCTTGGCAGCTGCCGTGCTGTCCCCCGCCTTGGCGGCCGCGATGGCAATGGCGAACTCCGCTTGCAGCTGCTCATAGCTGCGCGCCCCTGATGCGCCCATGAGCCTGTCGATAGCCGACTGCAGCGAGCCGCTCACACGCCCCCACTCAGCGATGACGCGCTCCTGCGCCCTGACTTGTTCGAGTACGGTCTTTTTCTCGGCGTCAATCGCCGACGTTAGTGCGGACAGCGCCTTGTCCACGGCGGCGCTGGCGGCCTGTTCCGTCGCCTGGGCGGTATCGATCATGTTTGATATGGCCGCGCTCAGTGAGGTCAGTGCGCCATCAGATGCGGCGGCCATATCCTCCAGCGCCCACACCTGCCGCATGATGGCTTGTGTAGCCTCATCCGTCACGCTAGCCAGCAGCTTCTCGCGCTCCAGCTGCTGCGCGGTGGTCTTGCCGGTTATCACGTCCAGCTTATCTTGCCACTCTTGACGCACCTGATCGGCGGCGCGCATGGCTTCGGCCAGTGTCAGGAAGCCCGGCCCGATGGCGTCGAGCTGCGCCAGCATGTCCTGCCCGGCCTGTGTGGTGAGGTCGATGCCGGCGATGAGATCGCGGAAGGCGGCGGTGCTGTTCGGCATCTCCAGATTCAGGCTGGCGAAGGCGCTGCTGACGGATTCTGTAGCTGCGGCCAGGGTGCGTTTCTGCTGTTCTTCATCGGTCAGCACGGCGGCGATCATCGCTTGCTGGCGAGTCTGTGCTGTGCCGTATTTCTCCATCGCACCGACCAGGTCGCCGAAATTGGCCTTGAGCTTGCCCGTCAGCTCCGTGAGCTTGGTATCGTCGATGGCCTTGACCAGCGCCTCGATCTCGGCCGAGGTGAGCTTGGCCAGGTAGGTGGCGGCCCCTTCGGCGTCACCGCTGCCGCCCACCCATTGCGCACCGCGGTTGCCGTCGAAGGTTCCGCCGGTTATGGTCTTGCCGTCCAGGACAAGGTTCCGGTACGCCACGCCAGCCGCCGACCCTTGCGGGTCGAGCTTGTACCCTTGTTGCAGCGTCAGACCGGATGCGCTCTTTCCGCCCAGACTGAACAAAGCCTGCGCCTGGGCATAGGCAGCAGTCGCAAGCTGCTGGTTGTTCAGCGCATCGCCGCCGGACATGGTGAATTGCGAGCTGTACCCGGCTGCGTCAAGTGTGCCATACTGCCCCTGCTGCGGTCCCCCGCGCTTGCCGAACAGGCCGACGGCATCGGCTACAGCCAGCGCGGCGAGTACATAGGGGGCGGCCATGCCGAAGCCTGACGCAAAACTGCCGCCATTAATCAAAGACGCCGACGCCGACAGATTGCTGCCGATACCCATGCCGTTGGTCAGTGTTGCGCCAACACCGCTCAGGAACGCACCACCGGATGTCCCGGCAAGAGCAGAAGTCCCTGCCAGAGAGAGCGCGCCTTGGCCGATCAGGCTACCGGGTGACACGACCGAGCCGGCCAACGAACCCATGCCGCCACTACCGCTTCCGCCCACCCCACCGCCACCCAGCGCCTGCACCCCGCCCATCACCGGATCGACAATCGCCTGCACCACCACCTTCAGCGCAGCCGTCTTGAGCGTGTTCTTCAGCGTGTCGACAAAGTTCTTGCCGAAGCTGTTGCCCGACTCAAAGCCGCGCATCAGCGCGTCTGTGAGGCTGCGCTCGATGTCTTTTGATAGGTCTTCCCACTGTTTGCGCTGATCGGCCGCTTTCTGCGCCAGGCTCAGGTCTTCGTAAGCGGCTTTCTGGTCTTCCAGCGCGGCGATACTGGCGCGCAAGGCCTGCGCGTAACTGCCCTCTTGATCGATTGCGTCAAGAACCGTGAGTTCGTGCTTCTTTTCGGCAAGGCTGGCATCCAACGCGGCAACCCACCGCTCCTTCAATGCTTCGTTGCCATACCTTAAGGCGATCGCCTGATCGCGCAGCTGTTCCGTATTTTTCTTGACATTCGCAGTGTCGTCGTTCATTGACTTAATGGCGGCGTCATACCCTTTGGCAATGTCGTCAAACACCTTCCTGACGTCGGCGGCCTCTTTTTTTGTCACGGCGGCGAGCTTGGCGGCCGTTGCCGCCTCGATCTTCCCTAGCTCCAGCGTCAGCGTCTTTTGCTTTTCCAGCAGGCGCACCCGTTCAACCGGGTCTTCGCTGGCGGCGGCCTGCTTGGCTGCGCCCGAAATCTCACGCTTGACAGCCGCCTGACGCAGCTCGCTCAGATCCTGCAGGTACTGCCGCTCGCTCATCAAACCGGCTGCATGGCGCGCCTCAAGGCCGGCCATCTCGGTCTCACTGGCGACGCGCGCCTGCTCCGCCCGTGCGGCAAATTCGACGGCGGCCAGCTGCCGCTCATCCTTGCCGTACTTCTTTTGGATGTCGGCTTTTTTCAGTTCAAAAGCGGCCTGCGCCTTGAGATAGGCTTCGCTACCTTCCTGAAGGCCCGCCACTGCTTTTTCAAACGCTGCGCGCTCAACATCCATGGCGGTCGCCATCTTTTGCGCCGGAGTGGTGCGGTCTGCGGCTTTTAGGTATTCGTCATAAATTCCCTGCTGAAGATTCTGAGCGGCTTCATAATCCTTCTTTAGATCGAAGACGATCTGCCCGCTGCCTTTGCTGAGCTTATACATCTCGCGCTGTATCTCAGCCAGGCGCCGCTCACGCAGAACAGCACGGATGTGATTGTCGCCGTAGTAATTTGTTGGCGAATCCGCCAACTTGCCACCGCCGGACAGTATTTCATTCCGCTCTTTTGCCAAGCGGCGCAGACGTTCTACGGTCGTCTGCGCAATATCCATATCGGCCGCGCCGCCAGCTATCATGGAGGTTCCGGCGATGAATGACCAAAAGCCGTTCCAGCCGCGCTCGCGCGCCAGCTTCACACCAAGCGAGAAGTCGTTCATGGCGACTGTCAAGCCGCGCATCAAGCGCAGACTAACTTCCGCTCCACCGGCTTCGGCCAGCGACATCTTCATTTCGACCCAGGCCGTCTGCATGCGGTTGGTGGCGGCCTGCGCTGAGTCTGCCGCTTTCACAAAATCCTGACCGATGCTCTTGTCGAGTTCGGCGGCGAACTTTGGCAAAAAATCGTTGGTAACAACCTGCCCCATTTCCAGCATCTTGTTCAGGCCGGCTGTGGTGGTCCCCATGGCCTGGGCAGCGAGCTGAAAAGCGCCGGGCAATCGCTCGCCCAACTGGCCGCGCAATTCTTCGGCTCGCACGGTGCCTTTGCTCATCATTTGTGAGATGGCTAGCAGCGCACCGTTAGTCTCGTCTTGGCTCAGCCCCATGACGACAGAAGCCTTGGCGACCGCCTCAAAGATGCTTTTTACCTGAGCGCCCGCCAGGGCTGTGCCCTTTGCTGACGTGGCCAGCTTGCCGTAAGCGGCGGCAGAGCCGCTCAACTCCAGCCCCAAGCGCGCCGATATCTCGCGCACATAATCCATCTCTTTGGCAGCGCCCGCTGACGACCCGGCCGTATAGGTCAAGGTGTTGCGCAGACGGTCAAGTTGAATCTGTCCATCCAGCGCAGCATCGCTCAGCGCCTTGAGCGCCACGACTGGGCCGAGAGCGATGCTGGCTCTGGCGATGCCGCTGAGCGACGAAAAAGCGGCACCTACGCCATCTACTCGACCGATGATCGATTGCAGCTGGCCGGCCAACGATCCGTCGAGTTTCACGCCACTCGCCGCCTTCTGTGCCTCTTCTGTGCTACCCTTGACCAGCCGCTTCATCTCCTCCATGTCGCGGCGCAGGCCGGCCATGTCGGCAGTGAATTTGACTTCTACGGGAGAAAGATCGTATCCGGCCATGTCAGTGTTTGTTCAGCTCGTTCAAGGCTCCCGCTTCGATTAAGCGCAGGCGGTTAAAGGTGTCGCGGCGTTCGCTGCGTTTCACGCCCAGCAGGTTCATGACGTGCGGGACGACGCTGTAATCCAGACCAGTGACGCGCTCGCGCATGCCGCTCACCATGCGCCACTGCGTGGTCATGGCGTGGAACACTTCGGCCGCAAGTTCGTTTTCCGGCCAGGGGTCACAGCTCTCCTGCTCCGACGTTTCGCCAACCCAGCTCAGGCCAAAGGCCTGCAGCGCGCCATCATCTATGCTTTCATCGACCGGGCCACGCGCCCAGGCACGGCCGATGGCAATCAGTTTTTTTCGACGTTGCCGTGCAGGGCGGCGTAATAGCCAAGCACCAGGGCGCGCCCTGCGCCTGGCTTCTCTTGTAGCAGCTCAAACAGGCTCTCGGCGCTGAACGGCACGCCATCGGCGTCCCAGGACTCGATGACTTCCAGTAGCGCTTTCTGGCGCTTATCACCCTGGCCATCGCTGCGCTTGAGCCAGTCGTCGGCATCGTCGGCGCGCTGATGCTTGAATACCACGTTGAGCTTCTGCGCCTCGCCGCCGGGGGCGAAGATGGTGATGGGGGCGCTGAAAGTGGGGGATACCTTGATCTTGAACATGGGTAATCCTTGTGGTGGAGTATTAGAACGCGACGATCTTCAATTCGTCGTTGCCGGATACCGGTTCGACGCTGGCGTCGAAGCCGATCAGACGGCGGCCGTTGAACTCTTCCTTGCGCGGGTTGAAGCGCCGCAGCGCCGGCATATACACCAGCAGCTTGTTGCCGGCCGTGGTGCCATGCTCAAAGCCGGCGCTGGTGGTGGCGTTGTTCAGGATGCCCACCATGGCCGTGGCTTCCTGCGCGGCGGTCAGGTCGAGCAGGAAGCGCGCGCTGGCTTCGCGCGCAGTGATGTCGATAGACTCACCGCCCAGCAGTGGCGTGTGCTGCACATTCACGCCGACGTCGATCTCGATGCCGCGCGAGGCGTGCGCCGTGCCGCCAGTCAGGGCGGGCGTGGCGGCGGTGTAGGTGCAGCCGAGAGTGATGTCACCGCTATTGGCAGCGATGACGGCCAGCGGCGTCTGCCAGGCGGTGAGGGTCTGGGACGGGTTGGCGGCGGCCGTCACGGGGGCATAAATGCCGAGGAAGTGGAAGCTGAATACCGGCCGCTCGCCCGCGTTCATCTTCATGCTGAAGCTGCCGCGTGCGCCGAGCAGCTTGTGAAGCGCGCCATCGTCGTAGTAGTAGATGGTGGCCGACTCCATGCCATCGGTGATGGGGTTATATTCCGCGCGCACCGAAGCGGTCAGCGTCTCGGCAAAGCTGCAGGCGCGCAGCAGCGGCCCCCAGGCCGGCGCAGTGCCGGCGGCACCGCTGCCAGCGATTTCAACATCAAAAGAGATGTCGACGTAGCCACTGCCGACGAGCTGGCCAGACGCGCCGAAATAGGCGCGCACCAGGGCGCGGGAAATGTTGTTGGCATTGTAGGGTGTGATGCTCTGGTTGGAGATCAGCACCGCATCAGAGCTACCGGACGGCAGGGCGTCGGTGCCCGTTACGGTTTCGATTTTGGCAAGGATGACTGTTTTTCGAGTAAAGCGGGCCATGGGCTACTCCGTCTGGTCGTTGGGTTCAGCATCGGCCGCCGGATCGGCAGACGACGATTCAGGGCTGGCAGGCGGCCAGGTGCGCGTCAGCGTGTTGCTGGCTGGGTCATAGCGGTACGAGCCGCCTTCCTGCGGCTGCGGCAGGGCAGCGGCTTCATGGCCGCCGTGGTCGCCCGTTGCCGGCGCGGCTGGGTTGGTACTGTGGGCAGGGGCTGGCGGTTTGGCCATGTCACACCTCGATGCTTTCCGTACCGGTGCGGTACTCGATCAAATAGCTTTTGGTCAGGCGGCAGATGTCGGTATTGATGTCGGCGGTGTCGGCACCGTCTTCACCTTCTTGCATGTCCAGCGCCAGGCCGCCCAGGGTGCGATCAGCGAAGATGCGCGCATGGCACTCCACCATGGCTTCATCGGCCAGCGCTTCCGCGTCAGGGCCGGCAGCCAGCGCCGAGACATGCACCCAGACGGCGCGGTCGGTGAGCGTCACCAAGCCCTGCTCAGGGCGCGGCGACGCGCCGCGATTGATGACCAGAGCGGGCAGCACGGCCTGCTCCAGCGCGTAGTTCAGGCTGCGATACACCTGACCGTCCGCCACGACGCTCAGCGGCGTGGCGGTCACGGCGGCTATCAGCGCCTGTACGATGCGTTCGGCCTTGCTGGCAATAAGCGGGACTGGAGGACTCATGCGGCTTCTTTCAAATAAGCGACCGTCATGCCGTTGGCGCTGTCGAGCTGCTTGGCGACGTAGGCGCAACCGGCGATGCTCAGCGTCTTGCCGGCCACCAGGCCGACGGCTTGCGCCTGGCCGCTGCGGCAGGTGAAGCTGAGGCGGCAGGCGCTGACATGCTCAAAGACGTCGGTGGGTTCGGTGTTGAGCAGCCCGACCAGCGGTACGCCGTCGATGAGCGCCACCGCGTCCGCCAGGTGGCGGATCACGGCGTCATTAACGCGCTCGGAAAAGGCAGCGAATGGAGTGGCCGGGGTTGTCATGTCATGCGTTGAGCTTGATGTCCACTTGCGTAACGCCAGAGCCGGCGGCACGGAAAGCGTAGCCGGCCTGCTTGTGCGTGGAAGCCGTGGTGGTCAGGTGGCCATTGCCGGCGTCCCAGTAGAGCGGCGCGCCCTGTGCGGGTGTGTCCGTGCTCAGCTTGGGCAGGGTATACACGCCAGAGACCGCCACCTGCCCGGCCGCGCCGTTGGCGATGTCTTCCAGCGCCACGCCGAGACGGGCAGTCATCAGCACCGCCTGACCGCTGACGACGGCGCTGCCGCCGTTCGTCCATTCGATGACTTCGCCGGGTTGCACGTAATTGTTTGCCATGATGTTCTCCTGTTGATCAAGCGCCGGCCGAAGTCACGGCCCCGCGATAGTCGATGACGCCGACGCCATAATCCAGACGCACTTTCATGCGTGTGCCATCGACGTCGAAGCCGTCCTGACTCTCCAGATACGGCGTCTCCTGACCGTCGAGGAAGGCCACTTCGAGCACGGCTGCGATCAGCGGATCGGCGAAGCTGTAGAAGCGCGTGCCGGCGAGCTGCGGCGCATCCACGATGTCGCGATACAGCCCGCGCACTTTGTTCGGAATGGTCGGCATCTTGTTGCTGCCGCTGTCGGTGTCGTACTGCGCCTCGTTGATGACGCGCGCCGTGCCGCCCAGGCCCATCGGGCACAGCAGCACGTCCGGGCGCAGGTTGAGGTAGGCATTACCGGAAATGTCCTTCTGCGATGCCATCTTCACGCGCACGTCGTCGAGCACGGCCACTGCCATGGCACCCGTGGCGCTGATGTTGCCGTGGTCGCTGTGGAACAGCGTCTTGCCGTCGCCCAGCGTGGGGCCAAGACCGGCGTTCTGTGCCAGCAGCGCGAACACATCCGCCTCCACGGTGCGCGCAGCGGCCGCGCCCAGGTCGGCCGCCAGGCCGACGAAAGCGCCCAGGTCGTCATTGATGATCATCTGGCGCGAGAGGTTGATGATGTTGCCCTTGGTGCCGGCCGTAATGCTGGACTTCTCGCCATCGGGGATGCTTTTGTTTTTGAACTCGCCCAGCTCGCTGACGCTGTCCAGGTTGCCGAAGCTGCCGGCGCGATAGCGCAGGTTGGCGCGGAAGTCGGAGACGCTGCCCGTTTTGCAGAAGCGCCGCCAGGCCAGCTCGCGCAGGCCATAGCCGGCCAGCAGCGACTTGTGCATGGCGTTTTCCAGCAGCACCGGAAAATCGCTGGTCGATTGCGTGAACGCGGCGGCCACCACGTCCATTTGACTCATGCCGCGCACGCCGACGCCGGCGCGTTCCAGACTGGCGCGCGCCAGGTCGAGCAGCTTGTAGCCACGATACGGATTGGCGCTGATGTCTTTCTTGTCGGCGGCGGCAACGCCGGCACGAGCCACCAGCGCGGCGCTGGCGGCGGCGCGGAATTTGTCGGTCTCGTCTTCCAGCGTTTCGATATGCGGCAGCGCACCGGCCGGCGTGGCCGGTTCGGCCTGCTTGCCAATGTGTGCCAGCAGGCGAGCACCGGCGGCCTCGACGGTCACGGCCGGGTCGGCAAGTATCTCCAGCTGCAGATCGGCCACGCCAGCATGGCTGGCAAACGGCTTGAATTGCGCGATAAGCTGTTCGTTCTGTTCCTTGCTGCGCGCAGCAGGGGTCGGCGCGGACGCCGGTGCGGTTCCTGGCATGGGAGGCTCCTGTTTGGGGTGATGGCCGGCAGCGGCCGGTCGTGGGGAAAGGGAGGGTTGCGTGTAGCGCGTCATATCAAAGCTGCTGGCCAGCGCCGCCGCCACCTGCACGGCTGGGCCTACCTGGTCAATCCAGCCGGCGGCGTGCGCCTCGGCCGCAGTGAACCAGTGATCTTTGCCATCGGACAGCAGCGCCAGACATTCGTCATAAGGCTTGCCGGTCTTGTTGGCGTAGCAATTCGCCATGGCACTGGCGTATTTGTCCAGCATGTCGGCCATCTCGCGCAGCGATGCGGAATTGCCGCTGCCATGGCCCCATGGGGCATGGATCATCATCAGCGCGTTTTCGGCCATGCTAAGCGTGTCACCAGCCATGGCGATGAGACTGGCGCAGGACACGGCCACGCCATCGACATGCACATTCACGGCGGCCGGGTGGCGCTGCAGGGCGTTGAAAATTGCGAGCCCATCCGGCACCGATCCGCCAAAGCTGTTGATGCGCACGTCGATGGTGCCAACGTCCAGCGCGGACAGGGCGCGCACCAGGTCGGCGGCGATGACGCCGTTCTCGTCCCAGCGATCGCCGATGTTGCCGTAGATATACACCTCGGCCACGCTGGCCGCCTCGGCCGCCGGGTCGGCACTCGCGGCGGCCGCCTTGATGTCGTACCAGCGCGCAGGCGCGGCGGGTAAATGGCTCATGGTCACCCTCCGAAAAAGAATGTCGACAGAATGCCTAAAAGCCTGTGTCACTTCTCTCGAAAGTGGCACTATCTTTTTTGAC